AGATTTTAGAGGTGATTCAGGTGGTTTTGATTACAGAGACTACATGAGTGACCCTAAAAAATTCACTAGATAATGGCTGGTATTGCTGCATTAACAAAACTAGCTTTAAAGAGACTATCAAAGCAAAGAGCTAGGGCTAAAACAGCAGAAAGCGCTGCACGTTTTGATAATCCAATGACAATATTTAATAATGCTGATTTTTACAGAAGATATAGGGCTGATGAAATTTTTTCACCAACACTTGGTAAAACAGGAACACGTGATGAATTATTAGATTCTATTTATACTGGAACTAGGGGTATAGACAAAACTACAGGAAAACCTGTGTCAGCCGCAGCAAGAGGGCACAGACAGGCAAAAGTTTATAGAAAAGGGCAAGACACTTGGAAACAACTGAATCCTGAAAAAGAAGTTGATAATTATGTTAAAAAAGGAACTGAACGTCAAATAGGACAAATAAAAGGTAAAGAATCATTATATATTCACCCAGATTTAATAACACCAAAAAATTTAGAAAAAAAAGTAGATTTTTCTAAGCATGGTGAAAAAGTAAGATTTCTTGGGGAAGACACTCCTTTTACAACACAGGCACCAGGTGTTTTAACTAATACAGTTAGAAACCAAGTATATCACCAACATTTAGAAAATAGATTAACACGTTGGCTCACAGAAAAAAAATTAATTGAAAAAGCATTTAAAGATAAAAAAATAAGTAAAGGAAGAATGCAAACTGATATGGAAACAGCTAACTCACATATTTCAAATATAGAACGTGACATGCGTAAATTAGGTTTAGAAACTATAATTTATGATGCACCAAAGAAAAAATTTAATTACTTTGGAAAAAAATATGGTTCAGATGTAGATAAACAATTTGAAGGTATGTTAGAGGATATACCAAAAAATTATTTATTAAGAAATCCACCATACAAAATATCTGAAGGCTTTGATAAATCAAAAAAAGCTTACTGGCAAAAACCAGTAGGTCATGCCGGTGGCGGACTGATCAAGAAAGGATTAAAAAAACTTCTTGATAGTACAGCATTCAATCAATCACGTAGAAAATTTTTAAAACAATCTGGTGCTGCAGTTGCGGCGGCAGGAGTACCAAAGTCATTGCTCAAAGGAGCGTCGACCTTGGCCCAGGCATCTAAATTAAGTTTACCTAATGCAGTTCCGTGGGTTAAAACAATGACTAATATGCTTAAAGGCGCTGTCGATAGTAAAAAGACAGTTACAAAATTACCTAACGGAACAGAAATATTTTACATGAAAGGACCAAAATATGAATGGGACAAAACACACCAACTTTCAGTTAAGACTGCAGATGGTAAAGAAGATTTAATTAATTTTAGAGAATATAAAGATGACTTTGAAATAGAATTTGATATTCGTGATGACTTCCATAATAACCAAGCTATTACTGTTGATAAGAAAACTGGTTATACAGAAATGATTGATGATAATTTTAGAATGGCACCTGGCGGTGAAGATATTATTAAAGACGATCCAATAGTTTGGGGAATGGGAAAAAAGGATGTAAGAGAGAGCATGATTCTAGATAAAACAACAAAGCCAGATGATTATATGTATGATTACATGTCTATACCAGATGACACAGACTATTCTTATCTTTTTGAACGTTATGTTGATTCTTTTTCTCCAGCTGGTAATATATTTAGAACAAAAGAACTAGCACGAGCAGAAAAAGCAAGAGACCTTAAAATGAAAAAAGAAGCTAATATAAGAGCAGAAAACAGAGAAATGGAATTTGAAGAACAATTCCGTGGAGGATACGGCATGCATGGGTTTAATCGTGGCGGAAGAGTAGATACAATAGTACCAAAATTTAAACCTGATCAATTAAAACGTTATCGTTTTATGAATAAATTAAATGACCAAGAAGCAATGGCACGTATGATGATGGCAGAAGATTCTTCTTCACAAGGAGGATACGGAGTTGCACATGTGATTAATAATAGATTAAAAAGAGGTCATTCTAATTACGGTTCTTTTATGGGAATACTACCTCAAGACAGAGAATATGCCGTAGATGAAAAAGGTAATAGATTAGGTTTAAGTCCTCGTGTAGAATACAGTAAATTTCGTGATGAAGGTATAAGAGAATTTAGTGATCTACAAAGAATATTAATGGGATATAATCAATTTACACCTTTTAGAAGTGGAACAAATACAAGATTTTTCGCTGACTATACTGGTGATGAATTAGACCTTTATAATGATTATTATGATTATGCCGGTAAAGTTCTTGCGGGAGAAGTAGAAGATTTTACAGGAGGCGCTGATTTTTTTCATAAAGCGGAAGAAAATCCATCAAGAGGTTTTGGTGGAGTAAACCCTACTTATTTTAATAAATTTGGCGGCACTGATTTTTACAAATCTTACAACAAAGGTGGTATGGCAGAAAAATTTTCTGTCGACGATGCAGTGGCAATGATCCGTGCTAATCCACAAAGTTTTGTCGGCGGTGGACTGGTTAAAAAATTAGCTCCAAAGGTCCTAGGTAAGTTAACAAATTTTAAACCTAAATTAACAGGTGACATATATAAACCACCAAAAGGACCATACACAATAACAGATTCAAGTGGTGCAAGAGTATTAGATAAAACTTATGAAAATTTGGATGAAGCACAAGGAGCTTTAAAAGAACTTGCAGGTTTAAGAATGTCGGATGCATCAACATTCAAGATTTTTGGTAAACGACCACCAAGAACAGCAGCAGGTGTAAATGAAGCTGCACCACAAGTAGATCTTGGCATGGTAGGTAAAAAACTACCACCAGAACAACCAGGTGCAATGTATTGGGGCTCAAGAGAAAAGATTATTGGAGCGCCGTCAGAAGCTATGACTGGTGATCAATGGTTACAATATATGCAGCTAGGAAAACACGGCATACTAAATCCAAAAGGATATCCTATTATAAAACACATGGAATTAAACGATACAGGATTAGCGACACATTTATCGCGTAATGGTAAAAAGACTATTTCCAAAGAACAACTAGTAAAAGACTTTGATAATAAACTAGCACCAGATATAGATGTATCTGTTCTTGGCAGTGATCAAAGAAACTTAAATGTGCTAAGGAAAATAGATAAAATAAATCTTCAAGAATACCGTGATGGTCCTCTTAAGAATGTATTCACAACACTAAAGAATAAAAGAGCACTTCTTGAGGAGTCAATATCGAATAATAATAAAGAGAATATAGTAAAAAATATTGATGCAATTGAAAAGTCAGTGTTTGATAATTTTGGTGTAGCGAATTCTATTACAGAAGGATTTCCACAAAAATTTCCATTTGAATTAAAAAAACCACTTCAAAATATAGCACAAGTTTCAGGTGCAAGATTATCCGGCTTTAAAAAATATGCAAAAGATGTTTCTTATAGAGATCAACAAACATTAGGCGGCGGTGAAAATTACCGTGAATTTTTATTTAGATCTAGTAATAAACCAGGATCACTCCGTGCAACAGAACCTGTAAGAACATACGATAATTTAGGAGGTGGGCATTTTGGAGCATTATCTTCTAAAGATAAAACAGGTGGATTTGTTCATATGCGTACATCTGATCGCACAGACGAGTTTGGAAGAAGAATAC